AGTCGGAAGTTGTCCCTGGGGGTCACTATGACCCTTCAGTTTGGAGGAATAAAGTACGGAAGATGTTTGTAGATCAAGACTGGTGGATTGAACATGATACTTACTATCAAATGTTGTCCCAGTTGCGAGCTATAAACTTTGAAGTGAATACCTCCCGAGCTGAAGTGGCTCGTATTATTAACGCTGCTGATAAAGACTTGCCCGCTAATGCTGGTTCACGTTTTCCTGCTTCTAGGCAACCCTTGGGTCATATTGGCTATAAACCTATGATTTATGTAAGGATTGCCGGTGTCCATAAGCAGCATTTTGAGCAGTTAGCAAGGGTCGCTGATCAAGGTAAGTCCAGAGATATAGAATTATCTAGAAACCGTACTCCTGTTATTGAAGTTCACTCGAATAATAATAACGCGGCAAAGGCCGGAATTGTACGCGATGAACAACCTATGCGAGACGGCGCCTTGAATTATTCTTATATTTTTGGAAATATTTCAGGAACCCATTTCCCTACGTATGAAAGGGAAGATTTTGAGGAAGAATTTGGTTTAAATTGGAACGTAAATATTCTTCCTCCGGCGGTTGATCCTTGATCAACGGCTTGTATCCACGTTTAATTTTAGTTTAGCTTCTTAGTTTCTTTTGTTTGTTTACAAGTTTTTCACTTTCGTGTCATTGTGTTGTATTATGACGAGAACCAAGAAAGCTTTTGACGCCCCATTTGTTGCAAACGTGTCTAGTAGTACTGTGGCGTCTGACAAATTTCGTGGTAGTTTGGACGTTGTTCAGATTATTGTGGATAATTGTCGACGCTCTGAATTTAGACATACAGGTGCTGTGTTGAAGAATTTACCTGTGGATTATTTTGAGGTATCAGGCTTGTGGGAACACTTTGTTACTAACTTGACTAACAAGTGCTCCACTTGTTGTGACGCTTTCAGAACTGTCTGTGAGCAGAAATTGTGGTGTTTAGAAAATTGTGAGGGTAGTAGGTTTCTGTTGGGATCGATTACAGGTGTACCTGGAGCTGGAAAATCGTACTTGCTGAAACAGATACATAAAGATTATTCTTTAGATTCTGTTTGTGTTCTTGGTAATTCTGTAGCTCGTGCTTCGTTTCAAGGTTTAGATAAAGTTTTTACTGTTGACGAGGTACTCACAGCCGATTTGCCATTAAAGTTTAAAGTCCTGTTAATTGACGAATTTACTCTTGTGGAGAGTGCAGAGATATTACTGCTCCAACGCAAAGTGGGTGCGAGTTACGTTATTCTGTTTGGTGATATTTCACAAACAACTAACAACGATTTGTCTTGTTCTTTGTGGTTGTTGAGCCCAATAATCTTCTCCAAGGGGTCGAGTCGAAGATTTGGTGCTGAAACTGTAAAGTTTCTGAATCTCCAAGGCTTTGACTGTGAGGGTGAGAGTTCTATTAAGGACACAGTTATATTAGGAGACTATTATAATTGTGAGGCTCCTGAAGTTGACGTTTTAGTAGCTTTCACTGAAAGTACTGCGTCTGATTTGCGAGAGTGTGGTCTGGTAGCCCAGCTGGTTGAAGATATTCAGGGTAAGGAATTTGGTCGGGTTACTGTATTTCTCCGCGACGAAGATAAAGCTATTGTGGAAGATAACCATTTGCGCTTAGTTGCGTTTTCTAGACATATTACCTTGCTAGTCGTTCGTGCCGAACCGCTTGTGCTTTCTTTATTGGAATCAGGTGAACTTAGAAATTGCAAGCAGTCTCATCCCTACCGATATGGTCAAGAATACTAGTGTTGCTGTGCGACCTAACAAAGTTTGGCCTCTCGTAGTAGGTGTATGTGTGATCGCTCTTTTCTTGTTCCTGAGTGTTGTCAACAAGAAGCACGCGACTGAATCGGGAGACAATATTCATAAATTCGCGAACGGTGGTACATATAGAGACGGTAGTAAGTGCATTAGTTATAACCGCAATCATAATTTGGCCTATGGAGGAAGTTCCAGTAATACAACATTCCTTAAACTGTTCCTGCCAATCTTGCTCGTGGTCGCCATCACGATCTTATCGCGCGTCCGCAGTCACAGCTGTAGCGAAGAATGTCTCAACTGTCCCCAAGTTAAGTCATTACTTGATGATATTTTTGGTGGCTTTTAGTGGCTCGTTGATGACAGTATTACTTTTGTACGTCTGTGGTATATTTGACAAACATTGTGATGCAAGTTACAGTTACTATTATCAGGACCTCAATAGTGTTGAATTTAAAAGTGTTCCAGGTAACCCCATAGATCCTGAAACCGTTAAGGCTATTCATCATTTTCAAAAGTTCCCTTTTGGTTTAAGTCCTATGTTTAGTATGTTTATTTCAATCTTTCAATCTCTGTCTGTTCCCGGTTTTATAATGATTTTGTGTGTTTGTTTGTTTAAAATTGCCCATTAAACTTTCGTTGCTTGGGTGTTGTATTACAAACGCGCATAAATCTTGAAAATGGAGAGACATTTGGGTTTGAAAGTTGAATGTAAAAATAGATTGTCCTTGTTTGATGAATCAAACTCAAGTCTTTCTCGCAAGTGTAAGCTCAATGATCTTATTCATTTGAATTGCGGGATGCCCCCCGCCGTTGAAATGCGGGATGATTTTTTGAGTTTCTCGTGCGACGGATTTTGTGGTGAGAAACATCGTAGTGAGTTCGAAAAACAAAATTCCCTTGATCGGGAGACAAAAGAGAGTCTGTTTGTAAAAAAGCATTTAAATGAGTTAAAACTGTCTTTAATTAAACGTGTGCATAATGTGGTCGAGAAAGGAAAGTCGTTAGACTTGAATCTTTCTGACGACGTTATTCTTAATATGTTGCGTGAGTGTCTTTGCGAAACTAAGTGTATGGATGTGATACATTCCAAACTTTAGTTTTGCTTGTTTTAGGTGTCTTCTGT